TGCTTTTGCCAATTGTCGTCTTTACAGTGAACTGTGAAGACGACAATTGGCAAAAGCACAGTAGTTTGCCCGCGCCAGCACCAGTCGAGTTACGGATCACAGCAAACTTAACGTTAGTCAACGAAGCGCCAGAAGCCGTAAAGGTCAGACCGATAGTGGAGTAGGTAAATTTCTGTTGTTTAGCCGAAGCACCAACCGTCCAAATGCCAGTTGCCGGAACAAGATTTTTACCCCCAGTAGCGTAGCCACCAGTTGCAGAAATTTCGTTGGTCAACGAAGCATAAGTACTAATCGTAAAAGTTGATGCGTTACTAGCCGAACGAGCCAGAACCATTTTAAACACGCCCGCACCTAAAGTAATCGTGCCATTGCCGATGTACTTTTTGGCTTGGTTGTAAAGTTGCCACGCAGATGCAGCCATCTTAAATCTCCTTTAAATCAGCGCAGGATGCGCCAGTTTCTAAAATGTGGCGGAGTAACCCACCACGAACATCTAACTCAATCTCGTCACCCAACATCCCGATCAAGTCAATGAACTCTTGAGCCTGTGACACCATCCAAGGGTGGCACTGAAAAATTTTACCCCCAACGCTAACCGGAACCACCGGCTGTCCATCATTTTCTTTTTGCTCGTAAGCGTGATGCTTATCGCCATCTAAGCAAGAATCACAACCAAAAATATGAATCCGTTTAAAACCTAACATCCTAAAAAGTGGGATGGCCCGCAGTAATACTGTTGAGCCACCGGGTATAGGATACCAACGCTCGTATTGATTCGCTAGAGTTTCGTTAATGAGTTCCGCGCTAGTATGCCAAATGTAAGTCTGCTCTTTGGGCAACTTAGCAAACACGCTAGGGTCACATTGCGACGCAATAAAGTACTTGCACTCAGGAACGATGGGGTCTACAAACCGGCTGTTAAACTCCCGAGCATCCACCATAACCATTGCGGAAGGGGTGATGCCATTGTCGATGCAGTACTTGTACGCATTGTTGATGGTGATGAGTTTGACCCCATCCTCCCGCAACCTGCGGATTTCATCAATGTTGTGGGCTAAGGAAGGACCGCCACCCACGATCATGATTTCGACATCATTGGTCGGGTGGGGTTGAACCTGTTGAAAACCCAGACCAACATTATGTGTGACGTTCTCTTTGATCTTTTCTTCGGTTGTGTTGAGTGTCCCGCAATCAACAAAATCATTGCCCGACATCCACGCCGAAACGTAAAAATATGCGTAGCCGTCGGCTTCTTTTGACCAGTGGATCAAGCACTTACGGTCATTAAATTTCTTTAGCCACCACTCGTACGGGTGAACACTCAGATGCAGTTTATGCCCCAGCAACTTACCCATCTGGTCATCTTCTGTTGAAATCTGGAAGAAAACGTGCTGACAAGCATCGAGACAGTTATCCAAAACGCGGTCAACGTGATGAGGGCGAATATGCTCCAACACATCAGTGCAAAAACCATAAGCGGCTTTTACCCCAAGGGGCTGAGATAGATCATGTTCTTTGAACCGTAACGCATGGCTTTGAGTTTCCAACATGGGGCGAATGTCGGGGTCCAAGCAGTTATCTGCAAAGTCCACCATCGTCACATCCAAACCACCAAAGAAAGCAAGATTAAGCGCCCCCCGGCCCGTACCGCAACCAAGGTCGATAACCGACGCGCCGCGAGGTGGTTTGGCTTGCGTTAGAAATTCAAACGCTGCCCCCTCACCCGGAGCCACATGGCGATACTCGGGACGATCCCACATCATCTTGTAGAGGTCTTTTTCCAAAGGACGGTTGTTAGATACCGTCACTACTGGGGCTTTTCCGATAATTCCGGTCAGGGCTGTGCTCATGCTCTCTCCTTAATTCAACCTGATAAGCGCCGAATCAGCACTGTTTGCGGGAAACACGACAGAAAAAACTGACGTAGATGTTTTGTCCGAACCAAAGTCCAAAACACAAATGGCTGTACCACCATTCTTGTAAATCAACGCACCACGCGCTGTAATGGTTGCGTTCCAACTGGTATCCGCGAAGTCAACATACGCTGTTCCGTTGGTGTTAAGCAGCACCGTAGGTACAAGCACGTTGCCTCCAGCGGTGTAGCCAGAAGCCGTAACTTCCCCAGTGGTTGTGTACGCTGTAGTAGAGGCGTTAAGTGTTGCGGTGTTGTCATACAACGCAATCTTGATGGTATCCACCAAAAAATCCACGTCACCTTTAAACAAGGCTTCCTTGAACGAGTTGGAGGTGAAGTTTCCTTGGAATGCCATTTATTTCACCGGATACCTTACTTGACCAGAACGATAAGCGTCTTGACGATCTTTGCCATCACCAAGTTGTTTAGCCATTGTGAAGGCTTCGTTATATCGGTCTGTGTAATTTTTAAGAACATCCGCATCCGACTTCATATAGGCTGCGGCTTCCATTAGAGAGCCATAAAGAAGCAACGAGTCAAGGTTAGTGCCAAGCCATGTTACCCCGGCTGTGGTAATAGACTCCGGGTAGTAGAAGTAGTGCAACTCCATACTGAAAGAAGCATTGGGAGTTGGGCCTAAAATGAACGTGTTCTCGTCAAAAATGGCGTAGTGAGTCGGCGCTCCTGATGTTGCAGGAAAAGGAAACGTCTCACGAATAAAGTTCACGTCTTTGTTCAGCAAGTATTCATAACTGCCATCCGCGTTGATGCGGGCCAAAGAATACGTAGCCAACCAATCGGCTGGCGCTTCAAGATACTTATTGCCACTCGTTGCATTACCCGTGACATTTTTCCGCAGGGCAGGGAACTGAATAGAGTTATAGATTCTCTGTTCAGCCTGTTGAACGAACCGTGCAATCTGCTGCGCAGACGTAAGCCCGCCCGCTCCCACAGCCTGTGGGAAATCATTCTCTGAGTAAGCCTTAATTGCGGCGGTCAGTTCAGTGTAGTTCATGCAAGTTTTTTACTTGAATGTGTACCCTTAGTAGCGGCACCCGTACCACGGGTTTTTACCGTCTGCGTGTTTGGCACGTTGTTAGGATAACCATTGTTGTTAGGAACAATCGGCACTTGCTTGACAGGGGTGCTGTGCATCGGGGTTGACTTGTTTTTCATATCAACGCCCCCGAGAAGATTTCATCTGGTTAGCGACCTTTGCCAAGCCACGACCCAGCGTCCTCATCTGCATATTGGTCTTACCACCCTTAGCCAACTTGGTTAGGGGTTGGCCCGGATGCTTCTCTTTTTCGTGTTTATGGACTGCCTTTTTTACAACGGACTTGTCCTTTTTAACGTCTTCGTGTTTCATGATCCACTCCTATGTTGTTACGACTGTCACAGTACCCAGTGTAATACCAAGCACCAAATTATTGGGGGTCAACCCTGCATCATTTGCACGACTGCCGCCCACTGGTGCATAGCCCCACTGAATCACCCTACTACCTCCCGATGCGTCGCCGGAACCCAGCGGCCCACTTCCCGAATCAATCTGCAACCCGGTGTACCCCGCTTGAAGGTACGTTGTATCCGGCCTTGGGTTGCGTAAGGCTTGAGGATCGTCCACGGGGTACATTCCCAACTGCAACTGCGGCTGGTCCGGTTCCCAACAGGACGGGCAAACGAGCAGGTTGACGTTTTTGGTCTTGATGACCAACTCGCGTAGTTGCTTGAGTTTGAACTGGAATCCACATCGGTCACACTCCGCAATTGCTCGTTTACCGGAAGCAAACTTTGTTGGCATGCTCCCCCCTTAATAAAACATCTGCCGTGGCGCAATGCGCAACGACGCTTTCTCCCGATCTTCGCTAGACGCCAAGGCCCATTGTTCCTCATACGACATTTTGAGCATCTCAACGCGAGGAAGTGCTTCAGGGAGTTTCATCGACAAATAATAAGCCAACCCCGCTACAAGGCAAGGCAACATACGAAATGGGATGTCTTGGGTATTGATACCGTTACCTGCATCCTGAATTCGTTTTAGTCTCCAATACACAAAGGTGTAGAAGTTGTCTTGGTCCGGAGTAGGCCAAACATAAATTTGGGGGGGATTAACTCCGCTGGGCTGTGTAGCACCCGATTGACGGTTAATCCATACTTGGATCGGACGCCCCTGTGCGTTTTTGTTAGGGATAGTAGAGTAGGTGTCTACGCTGATACGACTAATGTTGATGTCAGTCTGGTTGACACCCGTCTGGGTTCGAATGACGTGGTCAAGCAGATCAATAGTGTCCACAGGGAGATCGTAAACAATCTGCCCCTGCACCATAGCAATCTGCCCTTGCTCGATAGTCCACAGATTGATACCTCGGTTGGCCCACTCAATGGTCAAAAGATTCAAGGAACGCCGCGCTGTACGCATATCGTAACCTGTGCGCAACTCTTGACCACAACGTTCAAAAGCCTCTTCAACGAGGTTATTGAGGTCCAGATTAAAGGAGGTGGTGCCTGTGGTTGTCATGAGCCTATTTTCCTATGCGGAGCAACTTTTTTAGCCACTTTAGGAGGCTGCTTAACAAACTGCTTTCCTGCGGCTTTTCCGGCACGCTTGGCTCGGGTGGTAGCGGCATACTCTTGAGGGGAGAGGGCTTTGATTGCTTTTTCGGGGAGGTACCTTTCCCCCGTGGCTTTCGAACCTTGGGTGGAGGGTTTACCACTTTTGGTTCTCCACTTTTGGTCCGTCCACGATTTAAGGCTTTTTTGAGATTTTGCGAGTCCATTCACTTATAGCCTCCCCCAGATTTTTTATACTGAGAGGCGAGCATTTGTGCTTTTCTCGCGCTCCATTGCCCCGGGGCACCACCCTTACCACCTGCTTTAATCTGCTCAAACAACCGTTTGCGCATACTTGGTTTGGTGTAGTTCCCAGCCTCGTTTACTTTGGACTCTCCGCCTTTGGCAAACCGTTTCGTAAGTGAAATGCCTCCACCAGTTATACCCCCGGTGGCAGACATTCCTTTTGGTTTTGCCGCATAACCATCAATATAGCCTTCGAGTTCCAAGTCTTTAGACAATTTTTTCTTGGCGCTTAGTCTTCCACTGACTTCACGCTTTGAACCCTCTGCGTCACCAAACTTTAGGCTAAAGTCGCTGTCGATGGGCTTAAAAGTTTTTTCAACTTCTCCCCCTTCAGCAAACATAGTCACTTCGTTCGGATCATCCTTACGGGTAATCTTCTTGGCTTTTGGCATTTTGGAGGACTTAACGGCCCCCATGCCCCGGCTCGGCATCATGTTAGGACTTCCCGCCCTTAGCCATCTTCACTTCCATGCCACGGGTCTTGCCTTTCATAGCAATACCGTCGGCACGCTTTGATGCGCTTCCCATTGCTGGTTTGCCAGTTGGAACTTTACCCATGCTTGAAGCCATTTTGGACTTTGCCATACCACCGCCAGCCATCATTTTGGCTCTGGCTGCACCGCCTTTAGCCATTGCGCCTTTGCCATCCGCCGCAAACGTTGGGACTTTTTTGCCGTCCTTCATGGTCATGGGCATGCCACCAGCCGCATAGCCTTTTTTCATCATGCCGCCACCTGCCATCATTTTGGCCTGCGCCATGCCACCTTTTCTCATGTTACTGACTGCTTTGCGCTTTGCTTCATCGGATTCTGTGGAACGCGCTTTAGATTCCGTAACTGGTTTAACTGGCATTTTCATTACTCCTTATACAAGTTGTTAAAAGTTACCTCCGGGTCCATGTACGAATCGTCTTGCTCCGCACAATGAATCCATTGGCTGGGTCTAAAATCGGGCGCTCCTTCTCCAGTTACCCAGTAGGCTGGACTGGTAACTCGCACTCGATTGTTAGGTAACGCCACTATATTTCCTGTCCATTTTCCTGCATCTGTCAACATCAATACATGACTTTGTTTATGCTGCGATGGGTCTTCTGCAACCTCACTCTCAGCATAATCTACTGTGAACAAATACCGCCCCGTGTGAAACTCATTGTTAATTTTGCACAGCCAAGGGGACGGCTGCGCTCTTTGAAACTTAACAATACCGTGGTTGTACGAACTACAGTCCCAAGGCTGCGCCAAATGGGTTTGCATACGTTCAGGCCATTGCTCAAGCGGTATGTCCCC